CCATCACTGGTCTTCGTACGGGCATTGGTGCGGTCACTGGAACCGCCACTGCTAGCGCTACCGTTACCGGTCTGAGGACCGGCATTGCAGCCGTTACAGGGACGTCTACGGCGTCTGCTACCATCACAGCCAAACTGCTCACGGCGGTCACTGGGACCGCCACAGCATCCGCTACAATCACTGCGAACAAGACTGACAGCGCTGCTGTCACCGGTACGGCAACAGCGTCTTCTACTATCACTGCACAGCGTGTAGGAATTGGTTCTGTCGCAGGAACTGCAACAGCTTCTGCAACCATCATCGCTGTGCAGCTGGTGAACGCTGATGTGGCGGGTACCGCCACTGCTTCTGCCAACATTGTTGCACAGCTCGCAGAGCCCGTGTCCGGAGATGTTTTTGGTACGTCCGTCGCTTCGGCAACGATTCGCGCCGTGACTGGCTACTACTTCAGGACTCCTTCTCGCAAGGTTCGACCGTACGTTCGTCATGGACTTTGGTCCAGGACGTACATCGACAGTGGTATCAGCCTCCTGAAGTTCGGCAGCTCGTACCAGCAGTACGAGGATGCAGATCCTACGCTGCTTACCGCAGCGGACGTTGTGTACTACGGTGGGCACATCTACTTCATAGATCCCATCGAGGCTTTGGCGTTGATCGCCGCTGGTTATGGGAACTGGGTCACTGATGACCCAGGCGATCCCATTCTCGATGTTGACTATTCTGCTTATGGTGTTGGACTCTACGGCACCGGACCTTACGGAGACTAGTGAAGAATCGTAGATTCTACACTGCGCTGTCTCCAATACAATTGGAGACAGCCTAATGCCCGACGATCTGAACCTCCCGGAGCCTACCACCCTGGACGTATGGGGGACTCAGCTCAACGCCGCTATCGAAACCCTGAATGTCGAAGTCGAAGGAAACACTGATCACATCGCAGCCATTGAGGCTGCGCTGGGAGATGGTGTTGACACTTCCGGTTTCGTCACTACGTCGCGCATCGGAGCGGCTAATGGTGTTGCGTCTCTGGACGCTGGTCGTGCCATTCCGAAATCGCAGCTCGGTAACATCAGCCCGATTGACATCGGCGCTGCTGATCGTAGCCACTCGCATTCCCTGTCCGATCTTCCTGCTGTCTCTCTGGCGTTGAACTCAACGCCTGCTATCGCAGTCTTCAATGAGGTCACCGACCAGTGGCCGACTCGAGCTGGGATTACCACGTCTCAGACCAGGACCGTTATCTGGTGGGGAGACGCTGACATTCCGACTGACGCCGTTCCAGGCGTCGATATCTTCTTCGGTCCGAAGACGTCCGGTAGTACTGTTCCGGATCCTGATCCTGAACCGCCTGCTGATACTGACCCTGACGCCAACGGCGTCGCGCTCAGTCTTCCTGTCGTGGTTGTCACTGGGTCTAACTACGCTATCACTGGTAGCGCTACGACCACTACGTCGAAGCTGTTCACCTTCCTTCAGTTCGCCGTGCGTGGACCGAACGGCGAAGAGCAAGACACTGGTTTCAACAATAACTACACGATCAACAACACGACGTTCAACATGACCGGAAGCGGTTCCGCTTCCGCCGTTGGTGACTGGACCGTGCGTATCGCGTACTCGCTGAACGGGACGACCTGGGTTGACGGTCCTATCCGGACCTTCACCATTGCTTCTACTGGCGGCGTCCCTACCACGCCTGGTGCTCTTCCCGTCCTGGGCTTGTCGGGCAAGACCTGGAACTCCGGTGTCTGCGACGCGTCCAACGCGAACATCTCCGAGTGTAATGCGTTCTTCGCCTATCGTGGTGCAGCCGGTGACGCCATCATGGCGTTCCCCGGACGCGAAAGCTACGACGCTCTGTCGTGGCTGCCAGACGGTCTTACGACCTGGCCTGGGTATCGCGTCATGGCCGTGTCTAGCCAGCCTGAGAGCCTGAACAACTCCAGTGCTGCTAACGCTACGCGTACCGCGCATTGGACTCAGTATGGTCTCAACCTGAAGAACAAGGGCTGGGATGATGGCAGAACCATTCTGCGCATCAACTGGGAAGCCAATGGCAACTGGTACGCGTGGAGCTGGGACCGTGGTGGTGGAGCTGCGGCTTACGTCGCAGCCGTCAAGGACGTCGTCAACTCGGTGCGCATCCACGCACCGAACACGAAGTTCAACGTCTGCCTGAACCGAGGCAGCGTTGGTGGTGGAGTCAACTGGAAGACCCAGATCATGGATCCTCTGATTGGCTGGGTCGACATTGTCGGTCTGGACAATTACGACTTCAGTCCTCCGTCGCTGAACCACTCGCAGTTCGTGTCGATGTCCAACATCGACCCTGGCATGGAGTCTGTTGCGGCCTACTGCCGCTTGAACTCATTGAAGATGTCTTTCGATGAGTGGGGCGTGTGTACTTCTGTTGGTGGGTTCGCTGGTGGTGGAGACAATCCGCTGTACATCAATGAGATGTACGACTGGATGGCTGCTAACTCCGACGTGCTGCGCATGGACATGTACTTCAACATCAACGCCGATGGTCTGAACCAGAGGCTTCACCCTGCGTCTGAGAACAGCAAGCCCAACTCTCGTATCGCTTACGCCAACAAGTTCTGAGAGCGCATGAGTACATTCAAATTCCAACCGATCATCGCTGGTCCATCGGTTGAACCGCTGGACGGTTCGGACGTGGCTGGCAACTCCATCAGGAGTGTCAGCTCGTCCACTCCGGTGACCACCGGATGGAATGTAGGCGACATCTGGATCGACACTCTGAACGGAGCTACGGCGAACGTTCTGAGGTATTGGTCTGGTACTGCGTTCGTGCCTGCCAGGTCTTCTGCTATCCCACTGCTGGTTGACTTGTTCACCGGATCCAATGGTGATTCTCTCACCAACTGGATCACTGGTACTGATCCGTCGACTGGCACTGGTGGCGGAGCCACCATCCAGGACAACACGGCGAGGTTCCGCACGTCAACTACCAATGGGTACGCGCCTGCTGGGCGCATCTCTCGTCGGGCCAACATCACCAACCCGACCGATGCTAACATGTCTTTCTCGTTCAAGTTCAACACGTCCGAACCAGACGTGAGGATCTGGATGAGAGCAGACAACGGTATGACCGTTGACCACGGCTACTTCGTTGGTATCCGCAAGGGCAACTGGAGTGTTGCTAAGTCTGTAGCCTTCGTGGCTACAGACCTCACCCCGGCTGATATTGACTACGGGTTCTCGGAAGGGATCCTGTACTCTTGCAGGTTCCGCGTCGTTGGCACGACGGTCCAGGCCAAGGTCTGGGTCGCTGCTGACGCCGAGCCCGGCTCGTGGGGTTACTCCGGTACGGACTCCAGCATTACCGCTGCTGGTGCTGTTGGGTTCGAATGCTTGAACGCCAATGCTACTGCTATCAACGCTGATTTCTTCGTAGACAATGTGACAATCGAGGCGACATAGCCCTATGGTCAATTCACAGAATGGCTGGAGAGCATACGCTAACACCAATACGTTCACCCGCTTCAATGCGGGTGGGCGTGGTTGGTGGGCTGCCAATGCTGACGTTGCTGTAATCTTCGCAGACCTTATCGAATGGTTCGACCGTAACGTCGAACCGGTTATTCGCAAGGGAGAAGAATTCGATGACTGGTCTTGGGCTAATCGCCTAGTCCGTGATAGTACTACCGTAGTGTCCAATCACGGTTCGGCTACGGCGATCGATATCAACGCCACCAAGCACCCTCGTGGGGTGCACGACACGTTTAGTCCTTCCGTTCAGAAGGTTATTCGAGACAAGATCAAGACGTACAATGGTGTTATCCGTTGGGGTGGTGACTACACCACCACGGTTGACGACATGCATTTCGAGATCAACAAGAATGCATCTCAAACGAAGATCGTAGCTAACGCTATCAGGGAGAGGGATTTGTTTACCAAGGAAGACAAGACGGCTATAGCCGATATTGTCAAGGCGGCTCTGATCGATGTTCTAACCAAGGAGCTGCTTGTTGCTAACAAGCCGCTAAACGAGGGCGACCCTCAGGGCGCCAATTGGACTGTGTCTGGTGTGCTAGCAGCTGGAGATCTCAAGTCAGACCGAGCTAACGCCGATCTGAAGAAACTCCTAGCCAGAACATGATGCTAGCGGTCATTCAGGAAGTCACAGGGGACGCCAAGTCTGACGTTCTCTTTCGCTGGGCTACCCTGCTGACCGTCCAAGGCGTCATGTTCGCTGGGATCATCTTCGGGTACTTCAGTACGAAACACAAGGTAAACGAAGTAAAGACTCTGGCGGAACCCACAGGCAACGGCCATGCTGGACGCATGGAAGGTGCCTTGAAGGAGATCAAAGAATCTCTCATCCGTGTCGAGCACAAGGTCGATACGCACATTCAAGACCATGCTTCTGTATCACTAAGGAAGAGACAATGAACACCAGTTTCGCAACCAAGCTAGTCGAGAACGTCGTTGTGTCGTATCTCTACGCTGTTGTGCTGGTCCTTAGCGCTGATGGCGCTAACCTGCTCGACGTTAATTTCCTTCAGGGCGCTGCGATCGCTGGCATTCCTGCCGCTCTCGCAGTCGTGAAGGGTTACCTGGCTAAGCTTGTCGGCGATCCCGACTCGCCCGCCTTTACCGAGTGAGCTGCCGCTCAGGGTGTAAGACCAAGGACTGTGGATCCTATGGTGAATGCTGCCGTAGGTCCACGCTCCGCGTGGCCTACACCAACAGTGCAAATGGGTGGGATGCTTCTCGCCAGAAGCATTGGGATGGAGAGCTAGAACGCTTTCGCAACCTAGAAGCTTCTGGCATTGCGCCTATCGGCACCACGCACAAAGAGATGGATCGATCCGAACGATTGGCTGACGTCGTCAGCCAGCTCTCCTAGGAGGCGTTGTGCCATACCCGTCAGTTGATACTTTTTCTAGCTTGATCGATGAGGTTACGTTCAGCCTTCAGGGCATGGGCACGAGCAATGACCAGGTCGTCACGCTGACGGGTTCGCTCAGCGCTGGTGCACTGACCATCTCCGTCGATGACACAGACAACATCAGCCGTGGTCTGATCGAAATAGACGACGAGATTATCTACGCTTCCTACGGGGAAGCAGGAGTAATCTACATCCCACCGTGGGGTCGTGGCTACAAAGGCACGACCGCTTCTGCTCACACTACAGGAGCTGCTATCTACGTAGCTCCTTCGTGGCCTAGGGCCACAGTGGCTCGTGAGATCAACAACACCATCAAGTCTCTGTATCCTTCGCTGTTTGCTGTTAGTACCGTCGAGCTTGAAAGCTCGAATGTTACCTGGCAGTACATGCTTCCTTCTGATGTAGAACGCATTCTAGCCGTCGAGTGGAGATACAATTTCCCGGACGCGTGGTCTACCGTGAAGTCATGGGAGATGTCGCACTCGTCGAATACCTCCGACTACACTACTGGCAAGAGTCTACTGATCGGCGAGTGCCTGCCGACCAACACTAAGATGCACGTGACCTACGCCAAGCTTCCAGTAGCGCTGACATCGTCAGCGTCTCTGTTCACCGCTTCTGGCCTACCGGCCAGTGCGCGGGATGTAGTAGTCCTTGGAACTGCGGCACGCCTTGTTCCTTGGGTTGACACTGGCAGGCTTCCCGTTGAGACTGTGCCGTCTGACGCCCTGGACACTGGCAAACCAGTGGGAATGGCAACCCAGCTAGCGCAGTCCCTGCGCTCGCAGTACCAGGCAAGGCTAGACCAAGAGCGTCGAGCACAGCTCGACCGCTATCCGACGCGTTCGCACAAGACAAGGTAGATCAATGGCAGCTAGAAACTATAGTTCAGTAGCTCGCCAGACTACCCTGACGTCTGGCGTGTCCGGTGTTTCTACCGTGTTCCCGGTGACGGAAACCACTGGGTTTCCGTCGGTGCCTTACACCATGGTTGTGGATCCAGGTAGGTCTGGTGAGGAAGCCGTTCTTGTTGTCACGCAGATTGGCTTGTCTCTCACGGTCGAACGTGGTCAGGACGGCACTGCCGCCCAACCTCACGACGCCGGAGCTACGCTCAGGCACATGGCTACCGCTCAGGACTTCCGTGAACCAGCAGAGCACATCGCAGCGACTGAGAACACTCACGGCATCTTCACTGCGTTCGTTGGTGAGACTGATACTCAGACCCTGGACAACAAGACGTTCCTCGCTGGTATCACTAACCACACTGCTGTTACCTTCCAGGCAGCTACAGGACAGAGCGCACCCGTGGTGCGCTTCTCCAGTCCGGCAGACGTGACTACCGCGTACTTCAGTACGGCAGGCAGATTGAGCTCCCCCGGCGTTGACGGCACTGACAGCACCACACTTACCGCTGGTGCTTCTGGAACCGTCCCCCTGATCGTAAAGGGAGCCGCTTCACAGTCGGCTAAGCTGCTGTCCGTCAGAGACTCAGGCAACACCGAGAAGGTGTCTGCTGACGCCAACGGTCTGCTGACCGCTGCGTCCGTGTCCACGCCCATCCTAGCTGCGACAGACGCTACCATCACTACGCTGACGTCTACGACGACAGCGAACCTCACGACTGCGACTAACGCAGTTCCTCTTGTGGTGAAGACTGCGGCTGCTTCTACAGCCAATGCTGTCTCAGTACAGGACAGCACTTCTACGCCCCGGACAGGCGTCCTAGGGGACTCGTCAGGCTATCAGTTGTTCCAAGGATCTGCTACCAACAAGGTCCCCTTCAGGATCCACGGTGGAACCCAGTCGGTGACCATGCTGTCTGGTGCCTCCTCTCAGGGTGGCACCATTGACATCTCTTCTTTCGGCTTTACCGTTCCGCCCTTGGTCTACCTGTCTGTACGACAGGATAATGAGTCGTCGGTCAAACGCCGCGTGTTCGTTAACATGGAAGGCGCTGCTACAACCAGCGCCGTGTCGTTCCGGGTCGTTCAGTCTGCTGACCAGAACCTTCCAGACAACACCAACTACGTTGTCCATTGGATGATGATGCAGGTCAGTCCTAGCGCTGCGAGTGGGTGATCCTGGTGGTTGACTACTCGTTCTACGAACCAGAAGTTCCGGACATCACTGAGAGCCTTCCGACGCACATCAGTGCGCGGACGGCGTCTCCTATCTACATTGCCAAGGGCGTCATCGCTGACGTCAGCATCGCCGAGCTTCCGTTCAGGTTCGCTATCTCTGACCAGACTCCCTACCAGAGGGAGACTGCCGACTTTCGTCGGCAGCAGATCGACACGTCTGCTGAGCCCGGTGAGCAGACGCTGGCTCAGTGGTGGGTGCGTGATCAGGACTCCTGGCACCGTGGTGCAGGAGCAAACTTCTACGAACCTGGCTCCAACGAGGGAGCCACCAAGTACCGGTACGACAGGTCTGTTGGACTCAACGTATGGGAGCAGGGCCAGGCGACGCTCCTTAGGCGCTCTGCCGTACTAACCGCAGTGACTGGAAGCCAGTCCGCCTACGCCACACCAGCCAAGGTTGGTGGTGTCGACGTAGTCTTCGGTGTTGCTAACACCACGCTGTTCCGCCACAACGGAACTACGCAGACTAACTACACTGGCTCTGCTGGTAGCGAGCCAGTCATCGCTGGCTCTAAGGTCCTGACGGGTACCGCCACAGGCATCCTGGTAGGAGACACCAACGGAAGCGCCTTGAGTGCTTTGTGGACCAGCACAGGAGACGTCGTCCGGCCCTACTGGGTCAAGTCCAGGATCATCGCCTCCAAGGGCGCTGCCCTGTACGACCTGACGTTAGCCGGAGGAGCCATCAGCGGTGCTACACCGCTGTATACTCACCCCGACGCTACGTTCACCTGGTCTGGTGTCGCTGAAGCGCCAGGAGCCATTCTGGCATCTGGCTACAGCAATGGCTACGGCTTCATTTACCGCTTTGCCCTGACCGAACCTGGCGCTGGCGCCAGTCCCGTCGTGGGTGGCGCTTCGCAGGTCGCTGACTTCCCACCTGGTGAGGAAGTGTACTCACTTAAGGCTTACCTGAGTACGTATTTAGCCATCGGCACGAGCCGAGGCGTTCGTATCGGCGTGATGGACGCAGACGGCAGTGTCCAGTACGGTCCGCTGACCGTAGAGACCACCAAGCCGGTGCGCGCACTTGCTGCGCGCGACTCGTTCATCTACGCTGGCATTGAAGACGACATTGACAGCAGCTCAGGCTGCGCTCGCATCGACCTGAGTCAGCCTACGGCTGACCTTCGGTACGCTTACGCTTACGACGCAATGACGCATGACTCTGGCGCTGTTGTTGGTCTGGGATTCCTGGGTACTACAGACCGAGTTGCACTCGGGGTCGTTGGCAAGGGCGTGTACCTCCAGTCAGCCACACTATACGAAGAGACCGGATACGTCCGGTCGGGACGTATCCGATACGGAACGTCTGAACCTAAGGCTTTCAACCGCTGCAAGATCAGAGCTCAGATCCCTGGTGATTGTGGTGTGGCTTTGTCTACCATCAGCGCTACCGGATCTGCCGAGTCGATCATTCGACTCGGCGATGCGTGGAACACCGACGAAGACATCACTCTGAAGACCATCGCTGACGTAGGCCAAGCCTACGCTCAGATTCTGCTGGAGCTGGACTCCAGCGAAGACGGTCTGTCAACTCCAGTCCTTGAGTCCGTTCAGGTAAAGGCTACGCCTTTGCCCAGGATCCAGAGAACCGTAGTCTACCCTTTGATCATCGAAGACGTAGAGCAGGACCGCAACGGCAACAAGACTGGCAAGACTGGTGGTGCAGCTGCGAGGCTGTCGCTGCTTGAGGACCTGGAACAAGGCAGGTCTGTGATTATCGTTCAGGACTTCACCTCAGGTGAGTCCTACTCAGCGCAGATCCGAAAGATTCAGTTCACCAGAGACACACCGCCTAGCAGGAACCGAAAGAACTTCGGTGGCGTTGCTGTGGTTACCGTGTTGAAGTTGTGATGCTGCCGATATGGTATCGGCGCGTCATCACCGAAGGCATGGAAGGCGACGATGTCAACGTCGTTCGCCGCAAGCTAGGTTTGACTAATGGCTCTTACGATAGGGCCGCTATCGAGAGAGTGGTTGGGTTCATGAGCAAGAACAGCCAGAAGTCCGACGGCAGCGTTTCTCCTGCTGTCGCTGAAATGCTTGGCGAGACTGAAGCGAATCAAGCTGGCCTCGTCCCCGTGTGGTTCGAGCGCGAGCTCGGACCTAAGGACATGTTCTCCGCGTCTGGTGAGGACGTGCGACAGCTTCGCGGTCGCCTCGCTCTGGACGTCGGTGATGACCGGTATACTCCGGACGTGGAAGGCGCCGTCAGGCGCTTCCAGTCTCACTACGGTCTTGAAGTGAACGGCATTGTTGACGAGCGAGTTGCCAAACTGCTCGGCTGATAGAAACAGAAGAGCTCCCCACCCTTGCGGGTGGGGAGCCTTTTGTGCGTGGAGCGAAGGTCTTGAACGTCGTGCCGAATTCACGACGTCCGGTACCCTGACTTACACAGAGGGCCAGGAGGGAGGAACCCTCCTATCAGCCTCGCTTCTACGCGGCGTGCCCCAGTCGGGTATCGAGCCCGGCTAGGGCTCGATCATCCGGGCTCGTCTACTTCGTAGTGGTACACCGACGCTTCGTCACGAAGGTGCTGCTTGAACAGGAAGAGGCTTCTCACTGCAAAGCCGCAGTTGCACCAGTACATGTTAGTACGCCTTCCTGGCGTACTCAAAAAATACCGTCGAAGTAGTACGTAGCGCCAGGAGCCGGTGTGCACTGGTTCATGTCGGCCTGGTTGGAATCGGACCACCAGTACGACGGTGCCTCTCTCGGGCCTGGCTCTTCGATCTGGGGTTCACCCAGAAGCCAGGAGATGAAACCACTCACTTGTCCTTCTCCTTGTCTTCCTTCTCTTGCTTCTTGCGAAGCTTCTCGATCTCCCTGGCGATACGCTTGATCTCTTTCTCGCTAGGGGAATCCTGATGACCCCAGTCAGGGAACTTGTTCATCAGCGCTTGTTGTTCTGGATGGCCTTCAGGTCTGCGACCTGCTCGGGCGTCAGGGTGTGACCTGCCACCTGGGAATTCATCGGCTTCTTGTCGAGCTTGCGACGCTTCGGATCGAGGATCTTGTCCACAATTCCCATTACGGCTTCAGCCTTCCGTTCTTGCGATCGTTGGTCTGCGCACGGATGTTGCGCAGTTCATTGTCAAGCCAGCGCTGCCGTTCCTTCTGGTCAGCTTCTTCTTCTTCTCTGCGCTTCTTCATTGCAGCGTCTCGCAAGGCGTGAGCCTTGCGGTCTTTCTCCTTCTGCTTGTCGAAGAATCCCACTATCGACCTCCGTGTTCGTCGAGCATGTGCTCGATCAACTGGCTTCTGAACATCGTCTTCTTGCAGATGGGACACTTGACCTTAGGGTCTGCCATGATGTCACCATTTCCTCGCTGGACACTGGTCCAGCATGTGTTGGAGCATGCGCTCGTATCCTACGATAGTAGCCTTGCAGTCCGGACACTTCATCTTCGTAGTATCCAGTCCCGCCTTCACCGCTTGCGCCCAGGGCAGAACTTGATATGCTCAAGCAGGAGATTCGACGTGGGGAACTCCGCGCCGCACGTCGAGCACTTAAACCAGAAGCGTCCCAAGGGCATCAGAACCCCTTCTTCCCGTACTTGCAGTCTTCCATGTGCTTGTCTCTCCACCTCTTGGTGCGGTACGACATCCTACATCCAGGGAAGGTACACATCCATTGACCTGCCACGTGTCTACCCCTTCTTGTTTCCGTAGTCGTCTTTGTCGTCGAATCTTCCGCACTTGTGTGATCCAAGCGCGGCGTCGTTCGAGAACGACCTGCCACACTTGCCACACTTGGATCCGGGGGTGCCGTCATTCGGGTAAGGCGTCCCGGATCCATTCCCTTTGCCTACCCTGCTCGCCTTGCCTGGCTTGTTGAAGCCCATCTTGGATCCCTCCGTTGTTGGTTACCGCTGCGGTTTTCCGCAGACGGTGCAGATTCCCAGCCACCACTGAGTACGTCTCTTGCAGGTATTGCAGTACTGGTAGCTGGGCCTTGCTGTGTGCGATGCCACGCATCATCCTTTCAGAAGTGATTTATCTGAGTGTTGCCTTGGCCTATCTGGATGCCAGGCATTGCCACCTTCGGTGGCGAACAACACCCGTCGCATCCGTGCACTGCCTCGTACATCCTATCAGTTTCTTTCCAGTAAGGGAACTGGTCAGGGTCTGGGTGCCCGATGTGGTGAGGACAGACCCTCTCGAAGATACCACGGTCGTCGCGCCACACCAGGAACCACAGCCGCATGTGATGCGGCGTAGGTCGATGAATGACGCAGGGCCTGGGGTCGGCGTAGTCTCCGGTGTCGGAGACTTTTGTTTGGCACTGCGTCCATTCATGGACGTTGACCAAGATCATGCCTTCGAACATGATCGCATCAGGCATTGAACTTCACCATCCTTTCCAGATGGTGAGGAGCGTGCGTCCATAGCTGGCCGTTCGCAATGACTGGAATGCCTGCTCTGGAAGCTCTCACCATGCAATCCATCGTACCAGACCACGAGTCTACCACGAGAGGATAGGCTAGACACACATCAGCACCAGAGTCTACCATGTCCTGGTTGCGCCTCGGCCCTGCGGCCGAGCCGTAAGCCGACCAGTCCGCCTTGAACTCCTCGAAGACAACCCAGTTGTTGATCGCCCAGTCACGGGCGATCAAGTCCATGCCTGTCGGGCAATCCCCGACGACGATGGTCACTCTAACCGTTGGCATACCTTGCTCGGCATCCCACAGATCAGGCCCGAGGAAGCCAGCGATGGCTTGCTCAAGCTCCCAGATCTTCGACAGGTTCTGCGCGTCGTACTGAAAGACTCGTGACCCTGTCACGAGGATGCGGATCATTCGGTGATCCGGACGTTAACATCCAGGATGTAGGTCTCACCAGGCTGGAGGATCTCCACGTGGAGATCAGTGTTCGGGTTCGGTACGATGGTA